TGTGCTCTTCCGATCTTACCTCAACATATGGATAGAATGAACGCTGTGGTTGAAAAACTACTACAGGGTAATTCTCCTACTCAAATTGCTACTCTTACTGGCTTCCAGCGAAAGGAAGTAATTGAGTTTATTGATGAATGGAAAAGCATAGTCCATAATGATAATGCAATTAGAGATCGTGCAAAGGAAGCAATTTCTGGAGCAGATCAGCACTATGCAATGCTTATTAAAGAAGCTTGGAAAACAGTGGAGGATGCCGATACCCAGGGACAGCTAAACGTTAAGGCTGGTGCTTTAAAATTGATTGCTGACATAGAAACAAAAAGAATAGCAATGCTACAGTCCGTGGGCGTCCTAGAGAATACCCAACTTGCTTCACAAGTTGCTGAGACTGAAAGAAAACAAGAAATTTTAGTTGGTATATTAAAGGAAGTAACTGCGTCTTGTCCAAAATGTAAGATGGATGTTGCAAAAAGATTGTCACAAATTACTGGCATAGTTGAATCAGTAAACATAGATGATGCAGAGGTTATAACAAATGTTCAATAAAAATCTTTTTGAAGTAATAGGGAAAGACATTTATGTTATACATAATTTTTTATCTGATGAGGAATGTTTAAAAGTAACAGAGTACCTAGACTCACTTAATGAAGATGATTGGTGGCAGCCACACCCAGAAAAAAGATTTAAAGTCAAAGAAGAAAAAGGCGTTAAGTTTTTAGAAGAAATTAGAGATAGAATTAATTCTTTATTAGAAGATAACTACTATGTTGGAACAAATACTCATCCGCATAAACTATTAAAAGGAACAAGTAGATATGCTCATTCTGATAAAGAAGAGTTTATTGAGGCGTGGAATGCATCTAGGCTATATGTTGAGGGAGAAGATTTTGATTATGTTGATGGTATGGACATTGGAATGTATGCTTTCTTTAACGATTTTGATGGCGGAGAATTTTATTATGAAGAACAAGATATCTTATACAAACCTAAAAAAGGCGACTTGATATTCCATAGCCCAGAAGAACATTGTAAGCATTCTACTAAAGAAATCCTAAGCGAAAAATATTATGCATGGCCAAATCACATATACCATATGATAAAGGTTCCAAAAAATTATGTTGCCAAAGGTCATCCCCTAACAAGCTCAATGGGAAGATAACATGTCATTCGATTTTGCAGACTTAATAGATATACTAGATGGGGAAGAGTTCGAAGAAAAACCAGTAGATCTTCGTACATTTGTAAATGATCCAAATTATTTAGGCTTACCACCACTATCAGAATATCAGTATACTCTTATTGAAAAAAGCTCACAAATATATAAAGAGTCTACTCTTAAAAAGTTATTTGGAGAAGAAGAGGGGTCTGTTAGATTTAAGCAAACCGCTAACGAAGTTGTAGCACAATTAGGAAAAGGTTCTGGAAAAGATTACTGCTCAACAATTGCAGTGGCATACATTGTTTATCTACTTTTGTGTTTAAAAGACCCAGCAACATATTATGGCAAACCGCCAGGAGATTCAATTGATATTATCAATATTGCTATCAACTCACAGCAAGCCAGCAATGTGTTTTTTAAAGGCTTTAGAAGCAGAATAGATAAATCTCCTTGGTTTATTGGCAAGTATTATGCAAAAGCCTCAGAAATACAATTTAACAAAGCAATAACAGTTCATTCTGGCCACTCGGAAAGAGAAGCTTGGGAAGGATATAACGTTCTTGTTGTAATTCTTGATGAGATATCTGGTTTTGCAATTGAAAATACTACAGGTCATGATCAAGCAAAAACTGGAAGTGCTGTATATGACATGTACAGAGCATCAGTTGATTCACGTTTTCCAGATTTTGGAAAAGTTATTTTGCTTTCCTTTCCTAGATTTAAAAATGATTACATACAGCAAAGGTATGATGCTGTTATAGGAGAAAAAGAAACTGTAATTAGGGATCATAAATTTAAAATGTATGAGGAGCTGCCAGACGGTACCGAAGGAAATGAATTTGAAATTCAATGGGAAGAGGATCACATAATATCCTATAAAATACCTAAAGTCTATGCTATTAAAAGACCTACCTGGGAGATAAACCCAGTAAGAAAAATTGATGATTTTAAAACAGCTTTTTATACAAATCCAACCGACGCTCTGTCTAGATTTGCTTGCATGCCACCAGATGCAGTAGATGCATTTTTTAAGTCAAGAGAAAAAGTAGAAAAAGCTTTTAACGTTGGGTCAATTGCTGTAGATAATTTTGGAAGACTTGAAGAGTGGTTCCTGCCAGACCCAGATAAAAAATATTATATTCACGTAGACTTAGCACAAAAACATGACCACTGTGCAGTTACAATGGCTCATATAAATAAATGGGTTAATGTTAAGGTCACAGACACCTACTCCCAGCCAGCCCCAATTGTAGAAGTAGATGCAGTTAGATACTGGACACCGACACCAGATAAATCTGTAGACTTTACAGAGGTAAAAGACTATATTCTTTCTCTTAAAACTAGAGGTTTTAATATAGCAATATGTACTTTTGACAGATGGAACTCTCACGACATGATGCAACAATTAAAGCAATATGGTATTAATACGGAAATTTTATCTGTTGCTAAAAAACATTATGATGACATGGCAATGGTTGTTGCAGAAGAAAGGTTAATTGGACCACACATACCGCTTTTAATAGATGAGCTCTGTCAGCTTAGAATTATGCGTGATAAAGTAGACCACCCAAGAAAAGGATCCAAAGACCTCGCAGATGCTACATGCGGTGCAATATTTAATGCAATTAGCAGAACAAGATTTGATGGAAATCAGGAAATTAAAATTCATACATACGAATCAATGAATTATGACAATGACTTTGGGACCAAAGATGACCCAGACACAACATCTTACAATATGATTAGGGCGCCTAGAATGCCTGAAGATTTGAGAGAAGCAATGGATAGGATGCAAATATTATGAGTGAATATCAAGAGATGGCAAAACAATGTAAATGTTGTACAAAACATGTGCCCCTGCCAACAGTTATGAAAACATACGCTGGCCAGACAGTTTGTCCAACTACCTTACAAAATATAATAGAGTATAAAAGGCTATGGGAATCTTTTGGGTCAAGGCCAATGGGAAGTATAAGAAAACATTTTTCAGAATTTGTACAGCAAATTGTTGAAAAGGAAATATCAAGTGAGGCATAGTATGCTGTTAATTAAATTTTATATTTATAAATTTAAAAATAAAATTTTAAAAAAAAGAAAAAAAGATATAGATAGGTTCATTTATTAAAATGAGTTTTTTTAATGACGGATGGAATTGGAATGAAGCCGTTCCTGGAATCGTTGGTGGGCCAAGCCTTAAGCATGTCAATGATAGAATTAAATGGTACCCTAATGAAGAGATACAGCCATATTCTGTCAATCAATATTTTTATAGATCAAAAGAATTTGAAAAGAATGCTGATTTATTATTTTCTGGTTGCTCAATGACATACGGGGAAGGCGTAGTAGAAGAAGCAATATGGGGAAATATTGTAGGATCTAAACTAAACCTTAAATCTTTTAATTTGGGTGCATCTGGAGCATCTGTTCAATTTATTGTAAACAATTTATTTAATTATTTTAAAGAATTTGGAAACCCTAAAAATTTATTATGTCTATTCCCAGATTTTTTAAGGATGGAGATGTACTCAGATGGCTCCCATATGTATTCTGGAAAAGATAGCAGAAGACCAGGCGCAGAAGGACATCAAATAAGAGGAAAACAAAATTATCACTTGCTATTAAATATCAATGAAGAATATGCAAAAATTTCTAAACAACCTCACGATGCAAATGAAATAATACCAAAGGAACTACCATTTGCTTTATCTTTGCAATATATAAAGTTTTTAGAAATGTACTGTTTTGAGGCTGGAATTAATTTTTTGTGGGGAACCTGGGTAGAAGAACAAGAAGACTATATTATTAATAATAACTTAGGATTTAAAAACTTTGTGTATTTAAAAAATAATCTTTGGCACCAGGAAATACCAGATACAAGAAGAGTTATGATACATAAAAATAAAAATGAAAGAGATTGGTGTAGGGATAAAAGAAAGCCATGCGATAGCTCAGAAGATTGTCACAATTTAGAAAAAATAAAATATGGCAAGAACTTTGATTTTGCTTTTGACACCGACCCAGAGCAACTAAATTCACATTATGGTCATTACGGAGCACATGTGCACGTACACTGGGCAGAATCATTTATTGAAAGGTTAAAAAATTAATGAGCATTATATTAGGAATTAACGAAACCTCTCACGATGCATCTGTTTCATTAATTAAAGATGGAGAAATATTATTTGCTGGCCATTCTGAAAGATACAGTAAACAAAAAAACGATTGGTATATAAATAATGATCTAATCAGTGATGCTTTGTCATATGGTACACCTGATTCCATAGCCTACTACGAGAAACCGCTTCTAAAGGCCTCTAGGCTATTTTTAAAAGGTGGTGCAGGTGAATGGAAGCCTAAGTTTAATATAGACGGCGTACCTAGAAAATCATTTAAACACCATTACTCGCATGCATGTGCAGGATATTACACAAGCAAATTTACAGATGCTGCAATAGTAGTGCTTGATGCAATGGGAGAGTACAACACTTCTACAATATGGGTAGGAGAAGGCGAATCAATTAAGTTAAAGTATAAACAGAACTACCCAGTTAGCTTTGGTTTATTTTACTCAGCGTTTACCGATCTTATTGGATTAATGCCAAATCAAGAAGAGTATATAATGATGGGAATGGCTGCGTATGGGGACTGGAAGAGATATTATAAAGAGGTAGATTCTTATTTTCCTAAATATCATACTCAGGCATATAATTTTCATAAAGGTATAACAGACTGGGGCTTTGATATTCAAGAAAAAGATAAGTTTGATATAGCAGCTGCTGTTCAGGTTGTGTATGAGCAGAGGCTAATAGATTTTATGAATATGGCAAAGAGTTTGACTGAAAAGAAAAATCTTGTATTTATGGGTGGGTGCGCCCTGAATAGTAAAGCAAACACTTTACTATGGAACATATTTAAAGATATATGGATAATGCCAAACCCAGGAGATGCTGGAAGCTCTTTGGGCGCCGCTGCTGCTTTATACGGAAAGCATGTAGAATGGAAGGGGCCTTATCTTGGACACGACCTTAGCTCTGTTTACCCTTCACAAAAAATTGTTGATGCTATATTAAAAGACGGAATAGCAGCTGTTGCTTCTGGAAGAGCGGAGTATGGGCCAAGAGCACTTGGAAATAGAAGCATCTTGGCTGACCCAAGAGATCCAAATATAAAGGACAAAGTTAATAAAATAAAGCAAAGAGAATTGTTTAGGCCATTTGCACCAGTTATTATGGCAGACCATGCTTATAAGTGGTTTGACATGAACTTTGAAAGTCCATACATGCAGTACACAGTCAAGTGCCTTCAACCAGAAAAAATTCCATCTGTTGTTCATGAAGACGGAACTTCTAGGGTTCAAACTGTTACAAGGTCGCAACACCCAGGTCTCTATAGAACACTAAATAAATTCTATCTTCAAACTGGTGTTCCTATACTGCTCAACACTAGTTTAAATATAAAGGGGCAGCCATTGTTAAATGATGTTACTGACATAAAAAATTGGGAGATAGCTTACAATTCAAAAGTTATAGTGTGATTATGGCAAAGGATATATTTACCAATAAAAATAAAAATTTTAAAGACATAGTTTCAGCGCTATCTTTAGAAAATTTTTCTATTGATAAAAATTTTATGATTGGCCACTCAAATCATTTAAAGCATAACAAAGTTATAGATGGCCCAGATTTTAACTACATTCTTAATAAAGAAGGATTTAGGAGCAAATCTTTTGATGAGTTTAATGTAAATAATAAAAATATTTTATTTGCTGGCTGCTCACACACATTTGGCTCAGGTCTTCCAGAGAGTCATGTTTGGGTCAAAAAATTAATAGATAAAGTTTCAAACAACAATTCTTTTGATTACTACAACATTGGAATTCCTGGGGCTCCTACACAAGTTATTATTAAAAATATACTTACATTTTTTGTTAAAGTTGGTATACCAGACTATTTGTTTATGCTACTACCAGAAACTTCTAGAGGATTAAAATGGGACGGTAATAGGTACGCCTCTGTTAGCTACTACCCAAAATCAGACGGGTTTTCAGAATTTACTAAGAACTATTCAAATAGTTATGTTCATGAAGATGCTTTGCTAATAGAAACAATGCTAATTCATTTATTAGAATCATTATGCAAATCACTTAATGTTAAATTTATATGGTCATCTACAATAATATTTCAAAATGATTTTAATGAGGCAATGAATTTTAAAAATTATATAAGCTTAGATAAGAATCTTGATAAATATTATGTCAAAACGCCAGAAGATATAAAGCAATATGGAGGACAATATGATGAATATATAAATCAATATCCATTATTGCTATCTAGTTTAAATAAAAAAAATATTAATAGCGAACCTTATTGGGCAATTGCAAGTGATGGAGCTCATTTTGGATCGTATTGTCACGCACATATGGCAGATACATTTTTTAAACATTTTAAGCTATTGACCAGCCAGTAAGTTAATTGTATAATTAGGAAACTGGCGGCAGTAGCTTAGTTGGTTAAAGCCCCGAACTCATAATTCGGTAATCGTAGGTTCGAGTCCTACCTGCCGCACACCTCTGTAGCTCAGCGGAAGAGCAACAGACTTCTAATCTGTTGGTCGCTGGTTCGATTCCAGCCAGGGGTGCGCTTCTATAGCTCAGTTGGTAGAGCAGCAGACTTTTAATCTGCGGGTCGATGGTTCGAGCCCATCTGGAGGCACGGGATTTTCCCACTTATATATAAGGAGAAAAATGAAAACTGTAGGAGATAAGCTTGGTAATTTTGCCGTTACTGGAGTAAGGCCTGGGGCGTTGTCTTATGACGACAGCTCTTTTGAAGTTCTAAATCAAGATTCTTTTCCAGGCAAATGGAAAATTATTGCATTTTATCCAAAAGACTTTACATTCGTATGTCCAACAGAAATCGTTGCATATGATGCTCTTGTAAATGATTTTAACGACAGAGATGCTGTCCTTATGACAGGCTCTGTAGATAACGAATTTTGTAAGATTGCGTGGAGAAATGCACATGAAGATTTAAAGAAAACAAATTCTTGGTCTTTTGCCGACACCTCCCATGCTCTTGCAAATGATCTTGGTGTACATCATCCATCTGGTGTAACATACCGTGCAACATTTATTGTTGATCCAGACAACATTATTCAGCATGTAACATGTAACAATCTTGATGTTGGCAGAAATGCAGAAGAAGCACTACGTGTTTTAGATGCATTGCAAACTGGTGAGCTATGTGCATGCAATAGGCCTCTTGGTGGAGATACGCTATAATGTCATGGGTTGAGCAGCTTAAAGACTCTTTGCCAGAATACGCAAAGGATATTAAATTAAATCTGGATGCTGTGATTAATAGATCTACAATAGACTCAGAGCATGCTCTATATTTATCCATTGCAGCAGCATTTTCTACTGGGAATGCTAAGCTACTTTCTTTTATTGTGGCCTCCGCAACTGATGATATTGAAAAAAATGCTGCCCTGACCGCTGGATCAATCATGGCTCAAAACAACGTTTGGTATCCATTTATTGAAATGGCAGACGATGAAAGCCTAAAAGGTCTACCAGCCCAGCTACGTATGAATGCTATTGCTTCACACGGAGGAACTACAAAAGCAAAATTTGAAGCTTATTCTTTAGCTTCATCTATTATAGGAAAATGTCATTTTTGTGTAAAAGCACATTATGAAACATTAAAACAAGAAGGTTATAGCGTAGAGCAGTTGCGTGATATCGGAAGAATTGCAGCAACAATTAACGCTTTGTCTAAAGTGCTTTCTGCATAATAGACGCCCCCTTAGCTCAATTGGTAGAGCAACGCACTTGTAATGCGTAGGTTGACAGTTCGATTCTGTTGGGGGGCTCAAATTAGAAATGGTATACTAATATTTATGGAGTTTATACATAAACATATAGCTGTATGTGATTTAAGTTCTGAGATTGATTTTGATCATGTTTTTGAATGTTTTAATAGGCTGGATAATAATTTTTTATCGGTAAGCCACAGAACACAACTTACCATGAAAATAGATTTTTATTCAAATGAACTTGAATCAAAAGACCAGCTAGATTTAAAAAATCTAGTAATGTCTAAAGTGCACCCACTTGTTTATAAATTCATGGAAAATCTTAAAATAGATAAAAATAAATATATTCATTTCCCAAATATACTTTCCTCAAAGATGGTACCAGGAACAGACATGGGATCTCATTTTGACCCAGAAGATGCAGTAATATATTTATTATATTTAAATGATGGCTTTGTTGGAGGAGACCTAGTATTTGATGATTTAGATATAACTTTTACCCCGACTGCAGGCAAGCTAATTATATTTTATAGCAAATCGGAAGAGCACACGTCTGAACTCCAGTCACTTAGGCATCTCGTATGCCGTCTTCTGCTTGAAAAAAAAAAAAAAAACA